GGTTAACGCCTGCCACGGATCAATAGGTGTGACAGGCGACACCTCTTCAAACGGATCTAACATATCACTCCTCCTTGTGGGGACAGATACCTCCGTTGTCCCGCTTTCCACAATTGCAGTTGTAGCAGAGAATTTGAAAGCCTTCTGGAAAATTGTTAGTAACCAGCCAACGCCACGTCTTATCAGTGCTGGTACTTCTCCCGCCACCTAATTCTCTCCTATGTTCTGCGCCATTGTTATCAATGTGGTCTAGCGTTAGGAACGCTCTACCCTTTTCACCACAGCAAGCACACTCCTCACCATAGTGGGCAAAGACTTTATCCTTGAAACTATTTCGGTATCCCCGGTAATATTCTCTGCGATCCTTAAAAGCCTCAGGCTTAGCGTAGTGCTGTTGCTTATATTCTTTGTGGCACTGCTTGCACTTGGACTGTAATCCAAACTTCCCCTTAGGATGCTTGGAGAATTCAGAGAAGGGCTTTGTTATTTTGCACTCAGTGCATGGTTTAGTAGTCATGCACTGAGTATAGCATTCCTTGGCAGACGAATAAGGAATTACTCTTTCGCCTCTGACCACCTGTTAGCAACAACGACGTCACCAATGTCCAGAGGGACCGAAATGAGATCCTGTACTTCCTTGCCAATCATTGCCTCTTCCAATAGACGCACACCGGTTTCCACCCTATCTTCAGGGCAGAGAATAACAAGCTCATCATGCACTGACAGAATCATCTGGATTTCCTTCCCAGGATTTGAGAGTGCATCTTCTGATGTTAGCTTATGCATCCGTACCATTGCAAGTTTGATCACGTCACCCAGTGATCCCTGTACCAGGGAGTTAATCACCTGACGCTCACCGCGTGCAAGGATAGACCTCTCTGCCTTCCAAGGTGCCGAAGGATCGTACCAGTCCAGCTTGGGAGCTTCCTTACGGGCAATCTCCGGGAGGACTTCCCACACACGGCGCTTACGTCCGAGCATGGTACGGATATGCGGGTCACTCTTACGGCTCTTGGCCAACTTCAGAATGTAATCCTTGAACTTGTAAATCTCAGGGAATGCTTTCTTGTGGTCTTCAAGCAGCTTATCGGCTTCCTCTACGGTGATCTTCAGAGTCTTGGCAATCTTCTTATTCTGAGCACCATAAACAATTGCGAAGTTCAGAGTCTTAGCCGCACTACGCATCCACTTTTCAACCTTGTCAATGGGAACACCATAAACAAGAGAAGCAGTCTGCGTGTGAGCGTCAATCCCTGCCTGGAAACCGTCATACAAACCACCATAGCCCAGCATGTGAGCCAGAATACGAAGCTCCATCTGTCCATAGTCAGCCACCAGGAGTTTATATCCCGGAGGTGCGATGAACAGACCACGGATCTTCTTACCCAGCTCTGTATCAGGGCGAGGAATGTTCTGAAGGTTCGGTTCACGTGACGAGAATCGACCGGTAACCGTACCATACTGAACAAGGTCTGTGTGGATACGCCCATTGAAGATACGACAAGGCTTACCCGCTTCTTCGTCACCGATGTAACCAATGACATATGTATTGAGGATCTTAGAGACTTCCTGGTATTCCAGGAGAGCATCTACGACTGCATTCCCCTCATAATTCTTAAGCGTTTCGTTATCTGTAGAGGGTTCACCAGTCTTTTTGGAGAACTTAATAGGCTTTAGGCCCTGACCCCCATCCTTCTTGAAGCCGAATAGAATATCCCGCTTCTGAGGATTAGAGTTAATGTTGAATACTTTACCAGCAGCACGATAGATCTTTGATTCGATCACAGCGAGCCGCTGAGTCAGGTCAACCTTCAGTTCCTCAATCGCCTGTACGTCCACAGGAGCCCCTGTGAGACCCATGTAGCAACAGACTTCCGTCACCTGGTTTTCAAGCTCTGTAATAGGCCGTAGATCCTGTTCTTGGACCAGTGGGGTGAAGTGCTTCCACAGCAGCCAGTCATACCGAGCGTCAAGCAGGATGTACCGAGCGACAGACGAGAACGGGTGAGCCTCAATGCACTTACCTACATCCTCCTTATCGTAATCCACTCCGTAGTACCAACGGATCAGAGTCTTCAGCTTCTTATTGAGCGGACGCTTAGGACCAGCCGCCATCTGCCCAACATTCTCATCCACAATCCACTGAAGTACGATCGTGTCTTCAAAAGGACCAGAGGGAACAGCACCGAAGCACTTCTCAAGAGAGATAACGTCGAACGTTTCGTTGTGGGCTATCTTCTTTATCTTGTTATCAAAGAACAGCGGACGCAGAATTTCGAATACCGTACTGGCTCTCATCTGCTGTGGTGGTGCGTCATAGATAGCAGGGTAATCCACAAACTTCTTTGTAATTGGACTCTTCTTCTTATGAGCCCTACGCAAAAGAACATCACCATTAGGGTGACCCATAGGAATACAGATCGTGCGTCCATGAGTAGCCAGTGCAATCCAGACCACGGTGTTCTGAGTAGGAACACCACGAGTGTCAGGCTGTGCACCATCCATGGACTCAATGTCGAATGCGAATGCATCCTGCTTAAGGAAATAGGCAACTTCCTTTCGGAGTGCTTCCTCAGTAAGAATTACACCTTCCACTAATCTATCTCCTCTCCAGGCGTCATGAACTTAATGAAGTAATAGTCGTAGCCGTACTGACCCTCCTTACGTATAAGGATGAAGTCTTCTATCACGGTGTCATAGACCCAATCGTAATCGGGATCTGTATCGTGTATATCTGTTATGTGTCGTCTGGCATCCGCGTAGTTCCACTCGAATGCTACGTCATCTTGATCATGGCGTCCACACCCATCGTAGAAGTAGTGACGGACCATGAAGATCCCTGTAGGTGTCGTGATCACTGTTCCCTCCAAAGTAAAGAAGCCCTGGCTAGTGGAGTTGTTACTCTACCAGCCAGGGCTTCAGTGGTCAAGACTTAGTTGCGCTTCTGGGGAAGGTCACCAGGAACAACGTCGTTGGCAACATCCTCTAGGTAATCAGCAGTGTTGATGTACACAACCTCAGCACCAAAACGACCCTCGTTCAGCTCTGCAATCTCCTCTTCGTTCAGAGGCTCAAGAGAGTGATCATCAGTCAGGTCACGAGCGCGAAGGAAACTCACGCTAGTAGACGGAGCGCTACGACCTGCAACCTTAACGTGACGAACCTCAAAGTAGGTACCGATAGCGTCAAGCGCTGCCTTATTCTCAGCAATATCCTGGAGCTGAGAAGAAACCTCAGTACCAAAGGTCCAGGTCTTAACCTCGTTCGGGTCATCAGCAAGGTCAACCACGTTAATCATGAATGTCCAGGACGCACGAACACCAGCAAGGCACAGAGGACACTGAGTGTCAGCAGTCTTAATGCAGGTGTAATAACGGTTCTTGCTCTTGACATAGTGACGCTTGTACTTGACAGGCGGCAATGCATTCAGAGCCTTGATAACACGAGTGCCGTTGTCCTTAAGCTTAAGGACCGGAGACTTTACGGTCTCCTGACGCTCTTCCTGCTTAGCACCCCATCCGGAACTGACAGCGGAGTGACGCGAACGGGCAGGAGCCTCATCCTCGTTGTCCTCAGGCGCATACGCCTCGTTCTCAACATCGTGGGGCATGTCCATGTTGGAAGTGTCAGCAGCAACACGGGTACGGGAAATCTTAGCCATTAAATAGAACTCCTTATTAGAATGCGCTTGGGCATATTAGAAAGGGAAATTAAACAAGCTTGTGAGCGATTGACTCTCGCTGAGTGGTAAGTGACTTGAATAGTACCAGGTCACCACCCTGGAGTGTGTCAATGACATCCTCCAGCTCACCAGACAGCCTCTCAAAGTCTGTCTCAGGTGTCACAGTCATCTTAACAGACACGAAACTGTCTGCACTCTCGTAGTTCCCCATGTTCACCTTGAACGAGCGGGAAGCTACAACCTCTACAACGTTACCAATTGTACTGGTAGTCACTGACACTGGCAAGTTGGTTACGTCTGCAATAGCCTCTTGAACAGCGCTACCGCTTTCGTCTTGAACATCGTCTCCGACAGCCGTCTTCCTTTGTCTGGCAGCCATACTCCCTCTTCCTTCGCTATCTTGACCAGGCCCTCAACCATAGCACGTGTGTACATTCTTCGTCTACCCCGTGGATCATCGGAGGGCTTCGTGTACGGGGACTTGGGAAGTATACCCTCCCGCTCCCACTTGCGCAAGGTCACTGCTGAGCGGTTGCCTAGAGCCTTACCTAACTGGCCAATGGAAAAGAATTCTAACTCCTTTCCATTGACCAGGAAGATATACGGCTTGGCATCCCACTTCTCAGTCTCCTTTTCCTGTGCCTTATTCATGTGCTCAAAGAGCAGAGGTACAGAGGAACCTGGAAATGTCTTTAAGAATCTATCGATTTGATCTGATGCCAATTGCTTACCTATTTCTTAGTCGTGCGAATACTCCCACTGAATAACACGGTTAGGAGTTACCACTACCTCAGTGTGGTTACCAAACTTGTCGAGCATAGCGTACTCAAACTCATAGTGGTTAACGGGAAGTTCAAGGTCTTCCTTCTTTAGACCATCAGGGTGCGGGTACTGCTCATTCCACGGACGCTCGTAATCATATGACGTAGCGTTCTGGAAGTCACCGTTCTCATCCTCGTACTCATCCGAACCCTCTAGCCATGCCTCAGCAACCTGAGGATTGCTGGTGAAGCTAGGCTCATAGACACCAAACTCACAAGTGTCTCCGTCATTAAACCATGGAGTGTACTGATGCCAGGTGACAGCAGTAATACCCTTCGCCCACAGCTTATCAAAGTAAGGTTTCAGATCACTGAAAGGCTTCTGATCAACAGTCGGACGCTCCCGATGAACATCACCCTCAATTGGAATTCCAAAGAACTCACGAGTGGGCTTTGCGTCTTCCTTCTCCAGGTTAGTCAACTACTTCTCCTCATTGAATAGATCATTGAAATTGCCAACTTCCTTACGTACTGCACCAGTCATCCAAGGCAGCCCCTTCATCTCCTTAATGTAATCCGCAGGAGAGGGCAGCCATCCCAGATCCTCAATGATATGCCTCTCGGCAATCTCACGGACGGGAACCTGAATAGAACTGTTCTTCTTTACCACCGTAATTGTCTTCCCGAAAATCTGTTGAGCTAGGAAGACACCCATTGTGTGATGGTAAAGGGACCTATGACGTGCGTCGCCAATTACCTGCTTAGAGGAATCAATGAACTCCTCAATAGGGAGATAATCCTCAGGACTACCTCCCCAATGATGAGCAGCAGACTTGGCGTGATACCAAGAGTTCACACAATCTCCACTGTATTAGTTGTCTCAATCCAAACGTGTGCTCCACAAGAGAGCGGATTGTCTGGCCGATAAACTACCCTAGCAACTTCAACCCCATTGGCATCTCTAATGACTGCCTCGTGAGCGTAGTCATTTGACTTGTAAGTCTTCACCGTGAGAACAGGCTTGTTCTCGTCATTCGCACGATTGGACTTAATCACATGCTGATTGACGTGAACAATTGTCTTCATCTATGCCTCCACTAGTTCGTAGTACTTGTACAAATGTGCTTCGCTCAATAGATCAAGCTCATCTTCGTAGTACCACGAATGGCCTGAGTTTCCATTGCGACGACACTTGACAACGTAATAACGTTCGTCATCTTCATCAACAAAGGTAGCCATGATTTCGATGACCACAGCATTACCGGAATTAACCTCAAAGGCATTCGTAAGGAACTGTCCAACCTCATACATCAAATGTCATCCTCATCAAGCTCACCCTCAAAGATCCGCCAAGCAATGGAATAACCTTCCCAGTTATCCACACCAGCAGCCTCTAGAGCGTACCTGAAATCCCTATCATCCACAAGGGAATCATATTCTGCCTTGGAGATAACAACTTGGTCATCCCCTACTGGAATTCCTGCCATTCTTTCTCCTTCTAGTAGTCCATAGCCAGAGGCAAGGCGTTTACCTTGCCCCCGACTAAAGAACACTAGTGACGACGGTAGGAGCGAGAACCGCTCCCGAAGCCAGAGCTACGACGAGTCGTAGTGGTGTGGCGGGTAGTAGTACGCGTGGTAGTACGGCTACCGTTCTTGTGCACGGTAGTCTGGTGAGTCACAGTCACGTGATGCGAAGTCACGTAGCTGCTGGTGTAGTGGTGCGGAGCGTGCAGACGGTTGCTGTACAGGTTACGGTGACTCGTGTAGTAGCTGTAAGGAACATAGACGTAGTGTCCGTTGTCCCAGACCTGCTCATAGCCGCTGTCAGTGTACGCAGGGTTAGACCCACAAGCAGCCACACCGAAACCAGCCAAGCCCATGAACGCAGCCGTAGCCATCGCCTTAGCAAAAACC